CGGATCTGTATCTTCTTCAGATTCAACGGCATCTTCGCCTAAAATATCTGATCCCTTTTTACTTAAAACTGCAGCACGAGCTTCCTCAAGATTGGTGTATCGGGGATCGTCATTCATCAAATCATATGCATCACGATTTAATGCTGCATCGCTTGCATCGCTTTTTTGACGAACAGCTCGGTTTTCTGCTGCTTTGGTTTTAGCAGCTTCTGCCAAAGCTTTTTTAGTAGGAGGTTTTGAAGCAGGATCGGTTTTGCTATCGCCCTTTTTAGCTGTTTTTGCTCTTTTATCTGCAGCTTTTTGTCGCTTTATTGCATCGTCTCGTTCTTGAGCAGCTTTATTTTTAATTAGTTTAGGACTCTTTGCCATCAAAAACCTCTCGTAGTAGTAACAGCTTTATTAGATATTACCACTTTTAAAGGGGTACTATCTGGCTACTGGTCTGAATGTAATAGCGGAAATCGTTTCTCCGTTATCACCTTTGATATCATCAAAACCAATTACAAACAAGAGATCAATACCTCTTGGGGCAACAAAACCTCTAGCAATAGCACAAGCTTTTGCGGCTTGGTTTACTGCACTTGCTCCAATAGCGCGAATCTTGGGTGACTGACCCGCTACAACTGAGCGAGCAACAATAGACCCAACGCTTTGTGGATTACTTGTGCCGGATACTTTTACAATGTCTTCAATATGTTCTTCGTTTACCATGGGGATATCTCCATTTACTGTATGTACGGATAATGCAACATGCACTGTGGTACATAAGTTTAGAAGTAACCAGCCTCAGTAAGTAGCTGAACCAAATCAGATAACCTAAGCACAGCGTAGGAATCACCTACGGCTTTTTCCCCTTTACCTGGGCGTTTAACAACCAGGGCGGGAACTGCACCACCCAAATGTCCTGCTTGTTCTACCGTATCATTTAACCATTGGCTAAGGGAGAAAGCCTTTTGATTTTTACACTGTACAGCAACTTGCCTGTTTTCTTTATTTCTAATCCCGTTGATATCCCCGGTGTCCCCACCACCCTTTAGGACGGTTCGGTGGGCTACCAGAAAACCGTTATCATTAAGGTACTGCCTTATGAGGGTTTCAAAAGACGTTCCTTTTTGTTTAGCTCGGTTAGCCATGTTTAATAGCTTCTCGAATTTCAATCAATAAAGCTTTAATTTCTTTAAGAGTTTGGTTTACGTCACTAATAGGGCCAATTGATGCGCGAGCGTTTCTCTCTTGACGCATACGCTCATTTGCTTCTGCAGCGTTTTTACTTCCAATTTCATGCCATGTTGTCATTTTATGCTCCAAACCGTGATGTACGTTGTTCTTTGCTATGTAAACCAATTCTACGACTAAGTTCACGTGAAAGCAATTGTGCTCCACGTTCACAAGCCTCAAACATTGTTTCTACCAATTTGCGGTAAGCCTTTGATACTTGATTCTTTTCCTGTTGTGCAACAACTTTGGGGTCAATGTCTCGTCGTGCTTTGGCCAAAGTGACCAAATCTCCTTTGGCGCTAATTCCCCATTGATCAATTAGGGCAGTTGCTTCAATAATTCGGCTTTTATGAATGCCAGATTCTTCTTCAATTTCCGCTTTTACAAGCTCTGCTTTGCTATATGAAACCCATGCCATAAATTGTGAATACAGTTCCATTAACTCACTGTCACTTATGTCATCAAGGTTGCGGGGAATTAAAGGGGCAAATTCCCCTGGGCGTGCTGGTAGCGCAAACTTAGAGTTAAACCGAACAATTGCTGGATTTTCTTCCACAGGAACGCTGGATATAATTCTGGTCATTTCCAACACACTTTCTTGTATGGGCAAAACTTACATCCTGAACAAGAACTACTTGATGCCCAAATGGGTCGTTCTGGAGTTGTTTCATTTTCAAGATGTGAAATTACAGTTTTGCAATTTTCTAAAATTGGTTCCATTATTTCAGGATTGTATTTAACTACAAATTCTTTTACTTCTTGAGTGGGTTTCCACTCGTAGATAAACACCATCGTATCAATATCCGTGCAGTACATATAAATGTTTCCTTGACGAATATGGGAAGCAAAAGGTGTTTTAATCTCTTTCCATACTTTGTCAATAGTTAACTCACCTTTGCTGTAGTCCATAAACAGGGCCGGTTTTTCAAACCGAACCGTACCAATACCTACGCTTTTGATTTCAATGAGCGCCGTTCCGTCTTTATCATGTATCTCTCCATCTGCGTGCCCGAGTATCCGGTGTTCATCATTAGATAGAGGAACCTCGCCGTATTTAATCCGATCAGACTTACAGCTGACACAAGAATTAGGAGAAACAGCAATCCAAACAACGCCACACGCTTTACAATTCCATACCCCTGAGAGGATCCCTGATTTCCATAACCACTTTTGCCATTTTTCATGAATAGAATTCCCTTCAGCAAAGATGTTTAACCGACCAAAAGCAATAGATTCATCCGCCCCTGGAACGTCATTAATTTTGTATACGGCAGCACGAGCACACCAATCCTTTTTAGACAGTTCACTTGGGTGTAGGTGCTTGGTATCTCGGTGTGAGTTTTTTGATGCTGCTTCTTTAGCAGCTACTTGTTCTACAACCGGAAGTAACCTACCTTTGGCCCTCATCATTGTTTTGTAATCTTGCATGTTCCATGGGGTGTCAGTCATTGTTCTCCAATAATCATTTGGAAGTCCGCTTCATTAAGAATGACGTAATTACGCCCGCCAATATCGAACTGCAACACAGGAAGCCTATCTTCAAGTACAGCACGCTGTGTTAACTCCTGTAGTTCTTTGGCCTTAATTGAATAAGACTTTTTGTTGTATGTCAATTTGTTTTCTATGAGCATGTCGTGGGTGCGTACGTCGTTCTTGCGCATCCACCCAGAACCTGATCCTGCGTTACGACTACCATTGTAAGCCTTAGCAGAACGTAATTCCTGCTTTTTGGAATCTTTCATTATCTGGCGTTGTTTATCTTTGGGGTCTTCACGACCTAAAATCATAGGAATTTCTCTGTAGCTTTCTGTTTAAGTGACGCTTGTAAGTCTAGGTCTTCTCTAACACCTTGTAGTAGGGCATCTTTACCTTGCCACTTTTGTCCCTCGTAATTGTAGTATGCGCCACCACGAGTAATAACTTCTGTAGAAATACAAATGTTAACTATGTCTTTGATGGTGTCAAACTCCCCAAGGGTAAAACCATTTGAATCAGTGAAGTAAAAATCCACCTGTGCCACTTGTTGTGGGCGGTAGGTTTTGTTTTTCATAGTACGACCACGGATTGTTTGACCTACTGGTTCGTCTTTTTCTTTAATCCATTCATCACGCTTTACTTCAACGCGACAAAAGTAATGGAAGTTCTTGGCTCTACCACCTGGAGTAGTACGAGGGTCTCCGTACATAACACCAATTTTTTCACGCCATTGATTAATAATAAGGCCAGTACAACCACGGTCCTCATTAACCATAGAACGCTTTTGGGCCTTTGATGACTTGCGAAAGAATTTGCCGGTAAGTCGTGCGCCAAGTCCCATTTGAAATTCAGCCATTGTCTTTTCATCCTCGTCACCGGGTATAAGGGCTGGCAATGAGTCAAGAACAATACAATCAACTGCACGATTTTGCATAGTTCTAATAATTAAATCGTAAGCATGTTCCATAATGTTGGTTTCAACTACCCACAAACGCTCAAGGTCTACGCCAATTGCTGCTGCATACTCCGGAACAAACTCTTCGGCAGCAACCCACATGGCAATCCATTCAGGGTCCAGTGCTTGGTTGGCCGCAATAGTTTTGTAAGCAACTGCTGTTTTACCCGATGATTCGTCTCCAATAATTTCAGACCATTGGTTCATGGGCCATCCACCACCAAGCATTAGATCATACGCAAGAATACCTGTAGTAATACGTGGTAACTCTTCCTTTAACCTATTGCCTTGGACAATAATGTCTTCTCCGTATTTTTTGTTAATAGAGGAAATAATAGAAGCAAGTGTTTCATGCTCTTCGATTTTCAATTTGTTCTCCTAGTTATGAAGACCAAGAAATTTGGTCTGCTTGTCCGTACATTCCATTCCATCCACACGAAAAACATCGTGGCGCTGGAGCGTTACCGTTAACTGTTGTACCACTTCTACCTGTTCTAGAAAACACTAAACCGCTACCACATGATGGACAACTTGAGTTACCATCACGTCTGTGAGCTTCTCCACCCTTCCATAGCCGAATAGCATCACTCATTCCTATTTGCTCAGTAGGAGATCTATTCTCGTCAAGTACTTGTTGTTGGTTTACCGATTGGCTATGTAACGGGGTTACGGCCATGGTTGTTTGCCTAATACCAATAGGTGGCGTAGACGAGGGAATGTTAAAGTTACGAGTAGGGGCAGGAGCATTGTTTCCTGAAAGTTTGCGTGACCACCAATCATTCATCTTCTTCGTCCTCCTCTTCGTCGTATTCTTCGTCGTCTTCGTCATTGTCTAATTTAAAAGACAACAAATTTAATAATGTTTCTTTATTTAACTCTGGTACTGAGGCAAGATTTCTATCTGGAAGTTCCAAAAGATCATTGTCAACTAAATGCGAAATCAAAGACATACCAAAGGACATTAGTACATTGTGAGTGCTTTCGGTTTCATCTTCTGACAAATTATTATGTATTTTTACAATCTCAAGCATCCAGTCTGAGCATTGTTTTACGTTGTCAAAGATGCCTAAGCCAGTAAGAATTACCCATTTGCTAATTGTGTCTACAATTTCGTTTTCTTGGACTTCCGCAGAGGGTACAGAAAACCCTGCGTTAGAGGCAATCTTTTGACCTTCCATAATTGATAAAGACAAATAGAAATTTCGTTTGTCTACCGGGGTTGATATCATAACTTTATCCTTTTGCATCAGACCAACTACCTGCTGAATCGCACGATACCTTTAATGGTATACCTTCGTATACAACCCCATCGCCCATAGCTGACATTAATATGGGCATTAATGTGTCTACGTCTTCAGTTTTAACCATTATGATCAATTCGTCGTGTACTTGAACTAGCATTTTTGCGTCCTTTAAAGATAGTTCATCATACACATCAATCATTGCTTTTTTGCATATATCGGCAGCTGATCCTTGAACAACTGCGTTAACGGCTTGCCGTTCTGCCCTAGAACGCAGGGTATTGTCAGAGGAAAATAGATCCGGTAAATGACGGCGACGTCCTGAAAGTGTCTGTACATACCCTTTGCTTTTACCTTCTGCAATAACGTCTTGCTTCCATTTTGTTATTCCGGAAAACTGTTTGTAATACTGAGCAATAACAAACTTTGCGTGTTCCTCGTCAATACCCGTAGTGCGGGCAAGTTTCTGTGCCCCACCACCGTAGGCGGTAAGGAAATTGACCCCTTTGCCTAATTGGCGTTCTTCGGAGGTAACTTCCTCTATGGGCTTGTTTAAGACTAGAGCCGCCGCACCCAAGTGAATGTCCACACCCGTCAAAAAGAACTCACTCATTTTTGGGTCGTGTGAAAACATACACATAACTCGTAGTTCAATTTGGTCGTAGTCGGCAACAAGAAGCTGATAACCCTCAGGGGCAACAAACAAACTACGAACACTGCTTTCACGTGGGATGTTTTGTAGGTTTGGGTTCGAAGAAGATAGGCGGCCAGTGGCAGTACGATGTAAATGGAATGAGGGATGTAGCCCCCCGTGATGCAGTTTGGGAAGCATTCCGTCAACGTATGTTGAAACTAGTTTCTTAGTTTCGGCCCACTCAATTAGTAATGGAACTATTACGTGCTTGCTTTCCAAGTTGTGGAGGCTTTCTTCGTCTACCGAAGCGTTACCTTTAGGAGTTGTTTTGGTGGGCTTTAAACCCAATCCTCCCTCTTTCTTCTTGTTAAATAAAAGTTGTTGTTTATGCTTAACACTGTCTGGATTAAATCCCGGTGGCGCGTAATCCATCATGCCAAGGAGCAATTCGCTGAGGCGTATTTCTAGTTGTTTGCCTAAAGACACCATTGCTTTGTGGTTTACAGGAATACCGGTGTCTTCCATTTCCATAAGAACATGCAGTACCCGCATGTCCTGCCTTAAACAAGACAGGAGTTCTGGAACAGTAGCAATTTTTCTCCACAATTTCTTATACAACAACCAAGTCCAACGAACATCTAGGTGAACATACCTAGTTGCTTTTGAAAATGGAACATCCATGATAATTGCGCCAAGCTTGCCGTCTGCATGGTATGCGTTGTGTTCTTCAAAGTTGTGAGAAATAATATGAGTCAAACTGTACTCTGAAAGGTTTTCATTGACAATGTGCTGCATAATCATGGTGTCGAGGAAAGGCTCTGCAGGCAATTCACCATCAAAGTACTTTCTGATGGAACGTGCATCAAATTTTACGTTGTGACCAATTTTAACAATGTCACTAAAGAACAAAGGTTTAAGAACTTCAAACACTTCTGCGCAATTTAACTGACTTGGTGGAGCACTGAACACTGCAGGTTTAAAGTACCTTGATTTAGCCATGGATTCTTTTCCACTGGCCGTAAATTTCCTGTAGCCCTCTGGTGGAATAGTTGTACCATCACCACGTTCTTCAGGAATAATAATTTCACCGTTTGGATGACCCATGGGAATAGCCCAAGATTTACCATCTGTAGCAATTCCTAACCAAAACACGCTATTGCGCATAGGGTCAAGGGCCAAGGTGTTTCTCCAACGTCCACAAACAATCTCCCTAGATCTTGTAAGGATGTCGTCGTTCTTTGTTGTAAGAGTGGCAACATGGCTTTGCCATTCTTTTTCAATATGTTTTAAAACGTCAGGGTGCCTGTCTACGGCACCAAAGGTCTCAACGTCAAAAGCAAAAGCGCCTACTCTTGTTACCTCTGCAACAATTTCGTGTAGCTCTTCTATTGTAGAGACAACGCAGGGGGCTGTTACGCCCCCCACGTTAGACAAAGTTGTCTCCAATTTAATTATCCAGGTCGTCAAGAACGATCTGTTGCAAATCCTTGCGTACAGGGATTTGAATAATTTCAGGACCGTAAGCTTTTGACTTAAGAAGCTTAGAAGTCTCTGTTGTCAACTGATCAATGTTCCATTCCTCAAGGTCACGCTCTTTAACCAATTGATGGTTGGTAGCTGAGGTGGCACCCTTGCCTGAACGGCTGACTGCCCAAAAGTGCTTGGACAATGGACCTTGGCGTGGGTCGTTATGAAAATTCTTTAGTTGATCAATAACTCGTGGGCCAACTTCGTATGACTTCAAAGTGGGTTCACCATCTGCAGTCATTTGAATTACGTTGAACGCAAAACGAGTAGATGGTCGCATGCCGGCGTCACAAAGTGGGCATCCCTTAGGATCCGATTCTGCAATGCAGGTAAAGGACTTCTGACCTGTGCGCTCTACC